AGAGTTCTTGAAAACATCATAGACATTAGCTCTGTAGATAACGATGTTTACAATGATGGAAAGATAAGCTATGTGGCTAGATACATTAAAAGAGAAATGGGATCTATCAAGCAGGCATACCAGGCCGACAAAGATGTTTCTTGGATATATAGCCCAGCTCTTTTATGGGAAGTAGCTGGAACAGAAAATATAAAACCTAGAAATGGAGAAACCTCTACTGGTGAGCGATACGCTTTGTCAGCTATCCCCCTAAACTCAGACCTAAGCTCATTAGTTCCAAGAGTTGAAAACCACGAACTGGTAAATAACATTATTGACTTTGGAGACGGTATTTTATATATAGGTCGATACTCGGGATATTTCTATTCTAGCGGAGAAATTATTGAGTATGATGCGGTAGAATTTAATGTTTCGGTATTGCCATCTTCTGTCCTTAACTCTGGATTTACTGGCGGCAATGTTTGGATTAGTTCTCCAAAAGAATATGAAGACTATTTCTCAAAGCTTTCATTTAATGGAAAAATTTACCCAACTGGACGTGTAAGAATTTATGCAGAGCCTAACTACGAAACCTTTAATGATATAACCAGAATGTCCAATGGAGAAGTTGCAAAACACGGAAGAGGGCAGTTTGGCACAGAAATTACAGAGCACAAGGCAGGTCTAAACCCACACTGGTCAGACAACAACAATGTCTACGGCTGCTCCATGAAATCAAAATACCTCTTTGGAAACTCTTCTTTTGGAGGTCAGACTGGTGTTGGCAAGGCTGGAGTGAATAAGCCCCTAGCCACAAGAAGCTCTAGGTCTGGCCTAATAAAAAACTTTTTGGGATTCTCTTATAACGAAGAAGGTTCTAGAAAGAATAAGCTGTCTTCTTCTTCAGAAACAGTACAGTCTTCCGCTCTTTCATTTAATGGACCAGCCTTTTCTGCCCAAGAATCTCCAATAGATTTTATCTCTTATGTTAACAAACCTCTAGATGGCTCTTTTAAACATTTTGGAACCAGAATGAGAGTTATTGGAAAAGTTGAAAATAATAATAAGTCTGTTCAAACTGCAGCAGGAGCTACAACTTACTATAACGTAACAAAAAAGAGCTCAGACAGCAACCCAACAGTTTCTGGCGGTGGCGGTGGCATTGCTGCCCTACTTAATCCAGAAACAAACAGTGGATACTACTTTGAAATAGCCGCCCTTTCAGAAAGCAATGTAGACAAATATACAACTGCAGATGGAGTTTCTAATGTATTCTTTTATAAGTTAGTAGAAAACCAAAGCTATGACCATAGAGTAACTAGCAATCTAGTAGGGTCCTATTCTTTGAATCAGCTATCCTCTGCGGCGAACTTCTCTTTAGGCTTGTTGATTGACGGGGTTAAAGCGGGGGATAGGGTGCTTTTAACCAACCAGCTAAATCCTGTTACTAATCAGCCTAAACCAGAAGAGAATGGCTATTACTCTGTAACTAGTACAGGTGGTTCAAACATTCCCATTACAGTAACTGGACCAAAAACCTTTACAGTTCCTATTTTAACAAACAATACATTACCAGCGTATGTTTCTGGAGGAAGCGTTGTTGAACATCTTTCAAAAGAAAAGGGAGTTGACATTTCTGGAATTACCAAAGACTCTCTGCTTATAACCTACACCACTGCCGAAAATCATGGTTTGTCTACTGGAGATTTTGTTGTTGTTTCTGGAGTAAATCCAGTAAACTATAATATAGCACCACCTTCAAAATGGGTTCTAACTAAAGACGAGGAGGCTATTCCAGTAAAACTTTGGAGTGGGCTATCGACAATTGTTGTAGACAACGGAAACTTTGCGGGACAGGCAAGGGTAGTCGCAGAAGACATAACCACCGTATACGACTTAGCCCTGGAATATGAAGACTTTGCCTCTGGAGTTAGAAGGTTTTATTTATACCTGAATGATTCTCAGATTGCAACTGTAGATGATCTAAGCCCAATATCACCATTAATTAATGCAAACAATATGGGGTTATTTGTTAGAGGAAGCTCATCTTGTATGTTTGAAAATGTTTACGCCTTGTCAAACAATTATTCTAAAAACTCAAACTTTGCCTTAGAGCCAGTCGCAAACTCAGTGTTTACTAATAAAACAAATATAAATGCAAGTGAGTCTTTTAGGAAGTATGCTATTAATGGAATTGTTCAGCCAACATATCTTTCTGGCATTAGTGCTTCCGAAGGGCCAAAGTATAAAATATTTTATGAAGAGTTTGGAACTATCATGAGGGAAGCAGCATATTTTAATATTAAATATGATAAAGCCTACCCAGCATTGTATGCAATGATATCTCCAAATATAAACAATGTTCGAGGATATACTGTTTCTGGATTTTTTGCAGGGGCGTATGGAGCAGAATTCTTAATCTTTAATGCTACAGATACCTTCTTGTTTATGGATGAGACTGTGGGAAACTACCTAAGAATTCAAGGAATTACTTTTACCCAAGACTCTAAACACGAATTAACTGTAGATGAGTATTTTAAGAAAAGATCAGACTTTTCAGATCCTATAATAAGAGAAGACAATACCATCTTGTCGCCAAATAAACAAAAAGAATTGTTTGATGACATTAAGAATAGCAGAATTACTTATGGTAAAAATGAATTTTCTATAGACTCTAGTTACATTCAAAGTAATGACGATGCAACTAATCTTATGGAATGGTTAATTTCTAAAATCATGAAACCAAGAAAATCTGTTGGGGTAAGCATTTTTGCAAACCCAACAATTCAGCTAGGGGACTTAGTTTCTATAAACCATTCTACAAAGTATGGAGATTTAGTCGTTGATCCAAATAAAAAGTTTGTGGTCTATAGCATTGAATATAAAAAAGATAAAGATGGACCAAACATGACTGTATATTTGAGTGAGGTTTAGCCATGGCACTTACTGGAGACTCAAACGCAAGAATACAAAGAGCTGCTACACCAGCAGCAAAGCCTGCACCTGCACCAAAACCAGCTACTGCTAGACCAGCGACCCCAACTGGAGCAATACGGCACACCGAAGAAGATGCAAGAAATATAGCAGCTGCAAAAGCAAAAAGAGCAGCTGCAGCACTTAATCCACCAGCTCCATCAAAACCATCGACCCCATCAAAACCAGCTGCTCCAGCAGTAGATGATGGAGCTCAAGAAAGGGCAGCTCAAGAAGCTAGGGAGAGGGCCGCTAGGGAAGCCGCTGAAAGAAGAGCAGCAAAGATAGAAGCGGAAAGACTTGATGCTCTAAGAAGAGCTGAAGAAGAAAGAATAGCCGCAATTGTTGCAGCTCGTCCAACGGTTCCAAAGTATTTGGCAAGCACATCGGTCCAATCAGTTAAGTACGCCTCTCCAGCAGACGTTTTAATACAGGAAAGCAGTCTTCCCATAGACTTGATTCTAAAGCAAACTCTAGAAAAAATTGGGGGATTAGAACTAATAAGCCTTGTAAGACATGACACCGTTAATGGACAAGACATAGTTTACCAGCCAGTAAAAAATCTATCTCAAATAGAGGTTATGTACAACTCACAAAATATGGTAAAAATTCCAGATAGCTCAGAGATTTATTTTAAAAACTTTGCCATAAAGCTAGAAGCTAGCATACCACAGTACGATCCTGATATGATATACGCAGACATGATTGATAGAGACAACAATGTCCTCTTTGATGCCGTTAATAATAGGATTGTTATTGAGCTTGTAAACTTAAAACCAGACTACGAGGTTGAGGTACAAACAGTCTCACTTGGAAAGGTTTTTAATGATACAATATATGATGAGGATGAATCATGATTACAAATACTGGCAAGAACCTATTAGCAAAATATCTAATAGGTCAGGCACCTTCTTATGCGTCACATATTGCTATTGGCTGCGGCCCTAGGCCAAAGGCTATAGACTATATTCCAACTAGCGGAGATCTTAATACAATATCAGCTAAAAAGAACTTAGACTTTGAAATGTTTCGTGTCCCAATTGTTTCAAGAGGGTATGTGACAGAGTTAGACGCATTTAATAATCCAGTTTCTAAAATTGTTTTAACAGCGGAGTTGCCGACAATTGAAAGATATGAAATTACTGAGATTGGAATATTCTCTTCTGGCTCAAACCCAACAGCTGGTGCTTATGACAGCAAGCCTGTTTACTCTTTTGCAAGAACAGAAAACTGGGAGCATCACGATGAGACATCCGCTGTAACAATTCCAGTGGTGAATGGTGTCTTAGATACATCGCAGGCTCCAAACATAATTGACCCTCCGTATAAAGTTTTTCAAACTAACGCAGATAACAAAACCCTTCTTAACGAAACTAGGTTGTTGAGGTATGAGTCTTGCAGATACTTAAATAATACAATATTTATTGCTGGAGACTCATCTAGCCTATCCATGAGCGGTTCTAAAATGGTTGCGGGAGATGGATCTGACCATATTCACCTAACTGGAGCATCTCTAGACTTTAATAAAAATGCAGCATCGGACGAACTGAGGTTTGCATTTTCTGTCGTCAGCAAGGACGCCCTTGAAAGCCTGCAGCCATTTAGAGTAAAAATTCTTATTGAGTTTGCAGATTCTGATGCAACATCCTCTGCAAATTATGCTCAATTTCAGGTAAATGTTACAAATGCTCAAAAAGGTTTTTTTACAAATAGGTATGTGGTAGAAACAAAAAGTTTGGAGCAGTTAGTTAAAAGTTCTTCCTTTACTTGGAACTCTGTTAACGTAGTAAAAATCTGGGCATCTGTAGAAGATTCTGCAGGAAACCCAGATCCAAAGTTTTATGTTGCATTAGATGCACTAAGATTAGAAAATATAACAACTTTCAATCCTTTGTATGGAATGTCTGGATATTCTGTAGTAAGAACGCCAGACTTAAAGCCAATTGTAAAAGTTGCCAATACCGCAAATCTAGTAGAGTTTAGATT